TATTTGCGGAATACGTTAAAACAAAATTGGTTGCCCGAATGGTTACAAGGGGATACCGATGAAATGGAACTCGAAGCAATGTATGAAACGTATCGGGTAATTTACAGTAAGGATGATACGTGTTGGATATATGACAGCGAATCTGTTCAATCCGGGCTATATCCCAGCACAATCAAACCCAGCGCCCAACATTTCCGGGAATGGGTAATTTCTACGATTGGACATTCGACGGATGAGGGGGAATAGATGGGAACCGTTATTTTTCTACTCGCCGTAATTGGCGCCGTAGTGTATTTGCTGGTAACGGCGTACGTTGCCAAAACACAGGCCGAAAAATCGGCGATTAAATGGCATATGGAGTGTATGCAAGATTCATTCGACGCCGGCCGCCGCTGGGAGCGGGAACAAATGAAACGGGAGCGGGGAGAGTAATGCCAATTTGGAAAATTTGGGGCGGGGTGTTAGCAGTACTAACAATTACGTTTATTGTTGCGTATGTGCTAACAGAGGGGAAACCGTGGATGTGGGTTTTGTTATTCATTGCCGCATGGGGCGCCGTAATTGCGTTGTGGTGGTTTAACGTATGAAGCATAGAAGCACGTTACACCGCCAAATCAGAACCGGGCAACGTTGGCGCCGTAATGGATTCAAACGAATAACGGATTTGGATTTTTCTAATTATTTTTGGGATTTTGTGGAATTTATAAGAACGGGGGTTAAGCGATGAAACACCGCAATGCGCTACATCGGGCGATTCGCAAGGGCAAGTATTGGCGCCGGCGATTACATTCCAATACCCCGCTAAACTGGTATGAGGATTTCGCCCGCCGTTGGCAACAACTGGAGAAAAAAGTAATCCCAGTAATGCAATCACTTATTGAGAGGTGGACCAATGCGCTTAATGTTTAGTGTGTTTGGAAAAGATTACGTAATGCCGGATTACCCACATGTTTGGGAATCAACGATTTTCAATTGTACGGTGGAATTGTTGGAATCCAATGATCCTAGCAAATTTTTGTTTATCGTCGCTGATTGTGATCACCCGCAGATTCAAAAACGTTTTTCGTGCTTAACATGGCACGTGCCAATTGAAATCGAAAACGCGGTTTCGCAAGTGGTAAAACAACGTGATGACGAATTACGCAATTTAAAACGATTGGTTAAGCAACGATATACCGACATAGGGGGAGAGCAATGAAACAGCGTAAAATCAAACCCCGGACGTATCGAACCATACCCGGGCAAGCGTTCTACGACGTCCCGAACCGTCCCGGCGTGGTAGTGTCAACGCTGGCCGATACCCGGGAAATCCGGATCAATATTGACGGCGTCACACAATGCCGATTGCCCCATATTTTGGATACCATCCCCATCGATGACGCCGTACAAAATATCATTTGCGCCGCCGCCTATTTTCCCCAGTGGGGAACGTGGTACACAGAACCCCGAATATTTTGGGACATTGCCCACTATAACGAATACCCAAGTATGGTTAGCGTCCCGCTGGGATGGGAACAATTGGGGTTAAGTGTATGAACGGACACAACATCTATTGCATTTTTGATAATCACTTTATGATACGGAAGGAGCCGCGGGAAAATCCCACAAAATGGCGTTGGGAGGGGTCGCGATATTGGGGCGGGCAATATGCATCGCCGTGGTATAGCATGGACATTAAGCCAACTTTGAAGTTATTCAGATCGTTTATTGCCAGTCAAGCTGAATTAGATCAAACGTAAGGGAGAAATTATGAGTGGTGGCGAATGGGATTATGTTCAAGACAAATTGCATCATATTGCCGTCGATATTCCAATCTGGATGAATCGCAATGCCGTCGATGATGAGGAGGTGACTCGTAAATTTATTGAGGCAATTGCAATCATCAAACAGGCGGCGGTATATATCGAACGCATTGATTGGTTTATGTCTGGTGATGATGGTGAAGAAGAATTCATCAAGCGATTACAGGAAGATTTAGCAAGTTTGCAACGATAGGAGTACACCCATGCCCAAATATCTTATTACCATTGCCGGCAAAACGTACGGCATCCTAAGCCGAGGCCGGGCGGCAGCAGTACGGGCGGCCATTGCCCAACACGTCGGCGTACCGTTATCCGGGCAACCGAAGTTTTTGCGGATTGAGCGGGGCGCCGCGGTGTATGAGATGATCACCCCAGCGGGGAAAATCGAAGCGATTGTAAGAGGGGAATAATATGGAAATCACCAAACAGCAAATAGCCGCCGGGTTTATCGATGAGGGCGAACCGCGCGATTATCAAATACTCGTCAAAATCAACGATACCGTTACAGTATCAATTATCAATATGCGGGAACTTACCACCAAGTGGCACGGGAAACCGATTGATAACGAATACACAACGGAAGGCGTCGAATATGAAATCGGGTTGGTAGTGATTAATCCTATCATCATGAAAATGCTAATTGCCTATTTGACGTTTGCCCCGTGGTTTATCGGCGAACGCATTACCACATACTACTATTTAACCATTGAGGAAGTAAACGAATTTGTAAAACAAGTTCGGGAGTTTAAAACCCCGTGAGTATTACCACATTGTACCGGGCCAAATTCTACAAACGGGAAATCCATACGGGAATGCGGTTTACATTCTGGATCATCGCAATCCATCACCACGAACGGGGAATCCGGTTTCGATATACACAGCAACCAAACGGGGTAATGAGTCCAGTACACCAGCGCAACAATTTTATTCGACGCAAATACAAGGTAATCAAACGTACATGAGAAGCGCCCGAACCGATTCCAATCAAAAGGAGATTGTAACCGCGTTGCGATCCGTTGGGGCAACCGTTCAATCATTGGCGCCCGTGGGGCAAGGGGTTCCGGATTTACTGGTAGCGTTCCGGGGCGTCAATTTTCTTATTGAGGTGAAAACCCCCACGGGCAAGTTAAACCCCATACAAACGGCGTTCCACGCCAATTGGCGGGCGCCGATTGGGGTTTGTGTGACCCAAGATGATGCACTATTACATATTGGAGCAATCGATGATACCACGAACGTATAACGGCGCCCAATGGGTGAAACTCCCCACCGGTGAATATCAGTTAAAAATTAGCCATTGGCGGGCGCTGGTTACCGATCGGGGCGGGTGGTTTCAGTGGGAACTATTCCGCAACGATAACGAACTATTCGGCGGCCCGAACCATATCGATTCTGGAATGGGGTTAACGCTGGCAAAATCGCAATTCGCCGCCGAAACGGCGATAAACGCCCGGGGGTTATGATGCACAGTATTTCACTAGCCGCCCGGTATATATCTGGGCAAACCATCCGCCAAATCGCCGACGAATTGCAATTACCGACCCAAATGGTCCAACAGGAAATCTATACCAGTGATGAATTCGTCAGTTGGGTATTTTCAAAACCGGGCAATAATGACGAATTCTTAAATCGTTATTTGGAAGTATTCACTAATAACCGGGATCGGGATTGTAAGATTTTAGGAATTGGGAAAGTGAGATACAACTACATTAAACACGCGCTCATTACCAATGGGGAATTAAAAGCGCCCCGAGAGGGAATTTACACCGACGCCCAAATTAAGGCGCTGGAAAAATTCATCAACGCGCCCGCGCGCCGTAACGGGGAATGTAATCGACTAATGAAACGGGTAAAAACAAAAACACTGTATCAGATGGTAGAGCGGGCCACGGGGGTAAAGGTCACGGAATACCGGCAATCTCATGGATTAAGCAAACGCCGGCTAATCATTGAAACCGGGGCAAGTAAATCCGTTATTAATAACCTAATGAAGTATGAAATGATTACATTCCCATATACCGATGAAATGATGGAAAACGCATTTCGGGCCGGGTTGGCTATGCTGCCGTCTAGCAACCACGCCGCGCCCCGTTGGCGGGGATTAATCGCCGATATCCGCAACATCGCCCGATACAAGTATGTAAGCACGACATATTTGTATTCAATCATCCCCGGGACACAAAACGGGATTCGGTACCATATGCGTAATCTACCGATACGATTGCGGCTATACCCGGAACAAAATTGTTTGTATGCATACGATCGAGAGGCCGCCGCCCAAATTGTTGGGGATTGGTTAGGACCCAAGTACCGTTGGGCGGTTCGGCAGGTGGATGGGGATTGGCTGCCCCTTAAATGTGACTGGTATACATGGAAAACATCATGATTAGTATATTTTTATGGTTGGTATGTAATACGGGCGTATGTCACGCGCAAACTATCGAAGTAATCCCGGCGGCCGTGGCTATTGCGTCGTGTGAGTCAGGGGACGGGCTAAACTGGGGTACCATCGATTGGGGCGCCCGCTCCCCAACGGATGACGGTGGGGCGTTCCAATTCAATGACTCGACGTATGCATGGTTAACGGGTCACCCCAACGCCGAACTAGATTCGCCCCCGGCGCAATATAAACAATTCATCCGGTTATGGAATGACGGCAGTGGATGGCGGCATTGGGCAAGTAGTAAATCATGTTGGGATAAGTGGCTGATGATTAATGCAGATGATAAGGCGGTGTGGAGATGAGTAACAGAAATTTTCGACGGTTTAACGAGGATGGTCACGTTGTATGGATGACAAAGCAAGAAGAATATGACATGATGCACAGGGGAGAAGTGAATACACGAGATGCGTTTATTCAACGGTTCAACGAGGATGGCCACGTAGTATGGGTGGCAAATCCAAATTACAAAGATTCAAAAGGAAGCAATAACAATGAACCCACTAATTAGCAAGTTTTTACAAGACCGCGCGTCAATACCGCTTCACCTATTGACCATTCCTCATTGGGAATTCACCACTACGTATTTGCCACATGTATGTACAGATTGGGAAATTTGCGCATATAACTATGGGAGTGATAGTACGTACACTGCACAAATTGAATTGTATTATGGGTTGCTGAAAATGCCATGGGGCACACATCGCATTACTGCAGCCCTGCCATTAATAGGTGGCAACGGTGCATACATAGGCCATTCAATGCGGGATGTGTTATATCGTATTGAGCTACTATGGCAGTCTGTAAAAACAATACCAATTGAACTTATGATGCAGAATAAGCACATTGAAATCATGATAGACAATGAAAGTTTGTTTATGGATTTATGGCAAAAGCACAATAAGGCGGTGGTGAGATGATTCACAAAATAGATGCGGTGATTTGACACCTTGCAAAACCTCGCATACAATTATTTTGTTCATCTGGTTCCCTACTTCACGGCTCACAACCCCGCCCCCACACTGCAAACCGTGGGTGGCGGGTTTGTTTTTGGTATGATAGACGCAAGGGAGGGCTAACGATGTTTGCCTACGATTTGCGCCACTGGAAAACCATAGAAGAATTCAAAACCCACTTATCCCAGCATTCGCCCGCCGTCGCCCGTTGGGCCCGGGGCGTGGTAATCCATCACACATGGAAACCCGGGGTAAACGATTGGCGGGGCGCCCCTACTATGGAGGGGATGAAAAATTATTATGCTGCCAAGGGTTGGACGGCCGGCCCCCATCTATTCGTTATTGGCAACCCACCCGACCCCGGCACCGCCGGCATTTGGCAAATGACCCCGCTCAATATGCGAGGGATTCACGCCGGGCGCTACAATACCACTCACTGGGGTATCGAAGTGGTAGGGAATTACGACGCCCAACCATGGGGAGAACAAACCCATGATTTAGTATTGGGCGCCGCTGGGGCGTTGCTTAAGTGGCAAAAAATCCCGGCAACGTACAACACAGTAAAGGGGCACCGAGAAACAGGATCGCCCAAAACATGCCCGGGCAAAATGGTAAATATGGATTCGTTTCGGTATGATTTGGCGGCGTTATTAGGGGGGCGGTAATGGGAGAAACGACGGACGTAAAAATTGCCCGGATTGAGGAAAAAATAGACAGGCTAATCGGGGTATATCATGAAATCACGGAATTAGATAAACGGTTATCCGACGTGGAAAACCGATTATCCAAAATCGCGGGCGGGTTGGCAATTGTCGCTATTATTTATCCGTTTGTACTCAAATACATGATGGGGGGTTAATTATGAAACGCTGGTATGAGTCTAAAACCATTTGGGCCAATGTACTAATTTTTATCGTGTTGTTTTTGGGGTATTTGGGCAACGATCCCCTATTCACCCAATACGCCGCCCAAATCAACATGGTAATCGCCGCCGCTAATATTTTGTTGCGGTTAATCACCACGGAAAAAATCCAATGAATCGGGACGTTCGCTATTTACCAGCGGGCGCCGACATTGTAGGGGACGCCGCAACGGTTCCACTATTCACCATCGAACCCGAAACCGCCCGGGCGTACCCGTGGGCGCGGGATTTTTTAACGGTGTTTGCACACACGGGGAACAATACGGCGGCGTGTGAATTGGCGGGGATTTCTTACAGTACATACCGAACTGCAATAAAACGAGATGAGCATTTTGCGGAACTGTACGAGATTTGCCGGGAAGTTAGCATAGACAAATTAGAGGCCCGCGCCCGGGAACGGGCGGAAAAAGATAGCGATCGATTAATGGAATTACTTCTAAAAGCGTTACGCCCGGAAAAATATCGGGAACGCTACGAAGTAACCCAACGTACCGTAACGGATTTTGTCATTGACATCACCCCACAACACACAAACGCGGGTATTGACGCAAACGAAAGCGACAAACCCACAATTCCAATTCTGGAATAATCCGGCCCGGTTCCGGCTATTCGTTGGCGGACGGGGGAGCGGCAAAACACACGCCGGCGCCCTTGAATCGCTACGTATGCCAACCGGTTCCATTGGTACGGTTATCGCCCCAACATACCCCATGCTACGCGACGGGGCAATGAGAACTATTCTCAATGTTGCCGGCGCCGGAAACATCATTACCGAATTTAACCAATCCCATGGGGAACTAAAGTTAATTGGTAATCGAACTATTTTGTTCCGTTCCGCCGATAACGCCGACAGACTCCGCGGCGCCAATTTGGGATGGTTATGGTTGGATGAGGGCGCGTTAATGAATCCCGAAACGTGGCCCATTGCCGTTGCTACGTTACGAGAAACGCCCGGCCGGGCGTGGATTACCACCACCCCGCGCGGGCGTAATTGGATATGGGAACTATGGAACCGGGGCGGCCTAGATTACGCAATGATAGAATCCCGTACCGCTGATAACGTGTATTTACCAGCGGGATTTGTCGAAATGTTGCGGGCAACCATGACGGCGGAACAATATGAACAAGAGGCCAATGGGAAATTTATCGACGTTGCTGGGGCAATGTTTAAGCGCCAATGGTTCGATTATATTGATTCACCCCCGGCCGGGTTGGATTGGGTTCGGTACTGGGATTTAGCGGCGTCGATAAAAGAATCGGCAGACTATACCGCCGGCGCCCGGGTTGCGTTCGATGATAACGGCGTACTGTATATTGATGATGTAATCCGCATTAAGGCCGAATGGCCGGACGTCCAAAAACTGATTATTCAAACGGCACTATCGGAACCCGGTACCGTGCTAGGCATCGAAGAAGCGCTGCACGGGTTAGCGGGATTACAGGAATTACGCCGGCGCCCGGAATTACTTACCACTACCATCCGGGGTATTCGGGTGGATCGTGACAAAAAAGCGCGGGCAATGCCATGGGCAGCACGGGCCGAATCGGGCAAATGTAAAATAACCCGCGGCGATTGGAACCGGGTATTTTTGGATGAATTGGTTTCGTTTCCAATGGGTTCCCATGACGATATGGTAGACGCCGTAAGCGGCGCCGTTGGGATGATTGGAACCGGTTCTATAGATTGGGGTTTCATGTAATGGCAATTGAAGCGATTCCGGGGTGGGTAAACGCGTTGCAAAACGCGGAATCAGTTGGGGGAACCATCGGGGCGTATGGGGTTGTACCCGTACTATACCGGGCGGTGAATTTGCGGGCGGATGCATTGTCCAGCGTTCCGTATTTAATCACCCGTAAGGGCGTCCCGGTGAATTGGCCGTTTAAATCGGCGCTCCCCAATCTTATCCGAGATACCGAACGGGCGCTATTGCTAAAGGGCGCCGCGTACTGGTTGCGTTTGTTTCGGGGGAACGTGCTGATTGGATTCCAGCAGTTAAATCCCAATACGGTCCGGGTATATGCGTCCGGGGAATTTGACGCCGCAAACCCGTTGGAATTTTTGCGGTTTGAGCAACGAATAAATAGCAAACAATACGGGCCATGGGGTATTAACGAAATCGTGTATTTCCGGGAACCGTCATTAATTGACGATTTCGGGCCGGGGTTGGCGCCGGCTGCTGTCGCCCTCCAATCGGCGCAATTATCCCACTATATAGAGCGGTTTGCGTCGGCGTTTTTTGAACACGGCGCCCAACCCGTCACAATCATGAGCATGCCGTCCGACATGGCGGAAAACGAATTTAAGCGGTTCAAACTGGAATATATGAACCGGTTTATTGGCGTATGGAATTCATTCCGGACGTTGTTTGTACGGGGCGGGGATATTAAAGCCCAATCAATCACCCCAGCGTTAAAGGATTTAATGCTAACCGATTTAGCCGAACGGGTAAATAACTCCGTTGGGACGGTATTCGGCGTTCCCCAAACCATGTTGGAAGCGTCGGCGGCGAATTACGCAACCGCCAATAGCGATCGGCAAAGTTTTTGGCGGGAAACCATCATTCCCCGTTTGTCGGTAATCCAGCAAATCATCAATGAGCAATTGCTATTCCCGCTGGGATACGAACTCACATTCCAACCCGAAACGTTGGACGTGATGCAGACGGATGAGGCCCAACGGGCGGGTTCACTGCTGCAATTAGTACAGGCCGGGGTACCACTTGCCGGCGCTATGGATATTTTGGGGTATAAAAACATCGAAGATGTATTACAAGTAAATACGTCAAATAACGCCGGCGTGGTAGACCCCAACGCCCCCAAAACGCCGGAACCGCTCCCATCAGAACGGGCAACGCCCGAACCCGCCCCGCTCCCTCAATACCCATTTGAGGTTGCATATGCAACGGCGCAATTTTTAGACGATTTAACCCGCTGGGAACAAAAAGCAATCCGGCGGTTAAAATCCGGCGGGGATGGCACCAAATTTGTCGGTTCGGCAATCCCGGCGCCACTGGTTACGTATATTTCCGACACACTGAAAACCATTACGGAACCCAACGAAATCCGGGTATTTTTTGCGGGGATTAAAGCAACGCAAAAAATCCGGGCGAATGAGAAAAAACTATATAACAAATTGGTTCGGATTTTGGCAAACGCTGGAAGTATTTGGGCGCGTCAAGTACTTGCCGATGGGAACGGGGATGATCCGAATTTATCCCAGTTAATCAAGCCGGCAATGGTTACCGAATTAACCAACGTTGCAAATGCCCGCATCGATGCACTGGGGACACAAACCCAATACCCCATGGGAGCGGAACAACGAAACGTAACGGTAAACGGGTATTTAGAAACCTATTTACCTAAATTCGGTTTGGAGATTGACAAAACAACCAGCGACGTACTAAGTAAAGCAATTGCGCTATACCGTACAACCCCGGGAATGACTATTACTGATTTACGGGACATACTAACCCCGGCGTTCGGGGAAACCCGCGCCGCAACTATTGCAATTACTGAAATTACGAGAGCATCAACACAAACAACAAATGCATATGAGAAGTTTTTAAACGACGCCGGTATTAAAACGGAGATGGTTTGGAATACGGACGCGGATGAGTTGGTTTGTAGGATTTGCAAACCATACGACAACAAACTAATTGACGTATGGGGGATTGATTCGCCCGATGGCCCGCCCGCTCACCCTAATTGTCGTTGTGACGTGACATTGCGGCTGGTGAAATAATGCAAATACGTGTAGACATTTCGGGCGCGTTTACCAGCGAACAAATCGGGCGATTGGTAAAAGTGGCAACGCTGGCATATGGCCAATTTGTGCGGACGGAATTGAGCAATCAAAAACCGGGACGCCCGGCCCGGGGCGCGTTTGTGTACAAATCGGTAAAACAACGCCGATTTGTATATGCCAATATCCAAAACGGGAATATTAAAGTTCCCTATATCCGGGGCCGTGGTTCAAAATTGCGGGCATCCCAAACGTTGAATAATTCGTACCGCGTCGATTTAGACGGGAACCGGGCGGTTCTTACCTCATCCGCCGATTACGCCCCGTTTGTGGTTGGCGATCAGCAGGCACCAATACACGCCGGCCGTTGGCAAACCGCCCAAACAGCGGCGGAAATCGTTGGGGAACGGGATTTACCAACGATTGTAGAACAACTGTTTAATAAGGAATTGGGGGCGTAATTATGGCGACTATAGAGGGAGAAACGATGGAAACAAAAGCAGGGAGCCGCCATTCGGAATACGATATGAACATTATCCGCAAAACCCGGGTAATGTCCCAAAAATCCTATGATTCGATGATGGAATTTATTAAAGCGTTGGGGGATGACGGCGCCGAACCGCTGGGGATCGCCGCGTTAAAAGATGACGGGGAATATACCCCGCCCCAAATCGCTCAAATTAATGCATACGAATCCATCGTTACCGAATACGGCAAATTTGGGCAATCAATCACCCAATCCCACTATATCCCAGCGGAGCAAAACGGGTTTGCTGGTTCGGGGTTGGTTTGTGCAAATTGCGCGTTCTATATGGAATCCGGCCAATGTGAAATCGTGTATGGGAATATCCAACCCGGCGCAATTTGCAAACTATGGGTAATTCCCAACGGGTTGGTTATGGAATCAGTACCGGCGGATGAAACCCCCATGATGGATATGGATGAGGATACCAGCGACGAAACCGAAATTACTATCGAAGTTGACGCGCTGGAAGATCGCAACGCAACGCCCGCCGAACGGGACGAAATGCCCGATTCTGATTTTGTCATCCCCGAAACCCGCAATTTTGTCATTGTAACCCCCGATGATATTCCGGCGGCGGTTTCCAGTTGGGGCCGGTACCAAGGGCCAATTAGTTTTGAAACGTTTAAACGGCGTATAATCGAATTAGCCACGGCAAAGGGTCCCGAGTTTTTCGCCCGGTTGCCCGAATCGTGGAAACTGGAATTAGAACAACGCAAATCCTACGTTCGGGAATTACTGCAAGTAATGGGGGTCAATCGTGATTAAAGCAATCGGGGAAAACCTCATTATTGGCACCGGCGTGGTATTTGGCGGCGTAGATCTCACCGGGGATAGATTTACCAAAAACACCGATTTCGGCGAATCCCGTTCATTCGTTGGGTTGCCCGTGTATTACGATCACAGTTTAGGCGGCCTCAAGTCCCAAATCGGGGCGGTAAAACAATGGATTCCCACCGATGAGGGTATCGACGTCGAAATAGAACTGGATCGGCGCCACGCGTACGCGTCGAAAGTTATGGAACTGGTAAAACGCGGCGCGTTGGGACTCAGTACCGGCGCCCTCCCCCATTTGGTAGTTCGGGAAAATGGGGAATTAAAACGTTGGGTAATTGGGGAGATTAGTTTAACCCCCACCCCAGCGGAACCCCGGACCATCACCGCGGCTATAGCGGACGGCAATAGCGGGGAAACCCGGCCGGACGGGCAATATATATCAGAATCAGTCAAAAAGGAATTACCAACCATGTCGGATTTCACATTCAACGAATCACAGGTTACGGACATTGTCGACAAGCGCTTGAACGAACTTGCCGGCGCTCCCGTTGTTGGCGGCGGTGTATACATGGGGGGCAAGGCGCCCAACGTGAAAAACGTCACCAAAATGGGGATGAGCAACGAGCCGACCGCGGCGTTTTGGCACTGGATGAAAACCGGCGATGAAATCGCCGCCAAAGCAACATTGGTAGAGGGTACCGGCGCTAACGGTGGCTATATCGCCCCGGCCGAACCATACCGCGACATTATCGACCGCCGCGACGAATTGAGCATTTTGACGAAACTCCCAATTCGCCGAATGACCACCAGTTACCAGCGGTTGGACGTTCCCACCCAGGTGGAAAAATCGGATTTTGCATGGACGGCCGAATCGGGCGCATACAATTTTGACGAACCCACATTCGGACAGGCTGCGATTCAGGTATATACCGCTACCCTTGCCATGAAAATCAGCAACCAACTGCTAAAGGATGAAAAAGCAAATTTAGAAGCGTTTCTTATTCGCGAAATTTCCCGCGCCGCCGCCCGTAATGTGAATGAGTTCATTATTAAGGGTTCGGGATCAAGCCAACCATACGGAATTTTGACCCGCGCAACCCAAAACGAAGTATTGGCAAGCGCATCCGGGTTGGATTTTTCGGACGTGGTGAATTTGCAATCCAAAATCCCCAGCGCGTATTTGCAAGACGGGGAATGTGGTTGGATTATGCGCGGTACTACATTGAGCGCAATTCGCGGACTCACTGGCAACATTCCCCAGGCTGGTTTGCTCAATGTAACCCGTGATTCAATCGACGGGTACCCGTTGGCGCTATCGGATTTCATTGGGGCATTTGGTACTGGGATCAAACCAATTATTTTTGGTAATTTTGGCTATTACATGTTTGTGGAATCCGTTGACATGGAAATTGCCCGGAACCCCTATGTATACATGGCAAACGGCCAAACCGGTATTTTCGTAACGATGCGCTGGGGCGGTGACGTCACCCAAGCCGAAGCGTTCGCATACGGTATCAATCCCTAACGAATGATTACCCCCGGGACGTCGGCGCCGGCGTTCCGGGGTATTGGTGAATTATGCTAATCGTACTAAATGATGGTTTGTGTCAATATGAAAACGGGAAACTAGTCACGTACCAACCGGGCGCGGTGGTAGATTTTGCTCCCCATATTGCCCAATCAATGATAGATCGAGGGCGCGCTACATTGCGTATTTCCCCCGCCACAACGCCCCCAGAACGTCCAAACGTTTCCACCCCGTCCAATCCCCCAACCCCGCCAAAACGGGGCGCCGGGCGCCCAAAAAAGGGGTAACACATGGCATATATCACATTGGCACAGTTCAAAACGTTTTTGGGTATCACCAGCGCGTCCGATGATGGAATTATACAAATCTGTATTAATAGCGCCCAACAAACCATCGATACATTTACCGCCCGGACATTTGAGGCCGCCGCCGATACCACCCGGGTATTTACCCCGTTACGTGAGGATTTTGGCGGTTCGATTTGGTGGGACGGGGCAACGCTGGGATTAGACGCGGATTTGTGCCAACTCACTACCATTACTAACGGGGACGGGAATTTAATCCCATCCGGGGCGGTGGTTTTGCTCCCGTTGAATTTCCCAACCAAATCCGCGATTAAGATAAAATCGAATACCCAATATGTTTGGACATATACCGGATCGCCGGACGGGGCGGTATCGATTACGGGCCGTTGGGCGTGGAGCGTGACGGCGCCGGCGGATATTGTTGGGGCGGCGTATGAACTCACCAAGTATTTCTATCAAAACCGGGAATCCAATCCAACCAGCGCCCAGCAAATCATTAGCGCCGACGGGGTTCCCATTGCCCCGGATGCAATCCCAAAAATCATTGTTAGTTTGCTCAAACCATATAAACGGAGATCCTAATATATGGCAACAAACCTAAACCAGATTTTGGCGGACGTGGCGGCGCTGGTAGTAACGGACGGCGCACTCACCCCAACGGTGTATTACGGGGCAACGATGCGAAATAGTTGGGAAAAGGCGCAATTACCAATCCGGATATTACAACCCGTCAATTTCGGGGTTAATTCCGCCAAATCCCAAACATTACGCCCAACGTTTGCAATGACGGTGGTATGGACCATACAGGATATTTGTTTATTACGGCCGGCCGGGATGGGGCAAGGGTTACCCGATATTACCGTTAATTTAGGTAATTATTTGAGTAATTATATTGACGCCGTCCGGACGCTGGGAGCGTCGCACTACACCCGGGAAAACGTCCGGGGAACCATTGAAATGCTGGAATACCCGGCGGCGTCCGGGCGGTTCTATGATGCGGTGGTAATCACTATTGATTTTTTGGACATTGTGCAATAAAGGGGTTTTATCATGGCAACAACGGGATTAATGTCGGGCGCATATGGCAAAATCGAAATCCAAACCGGCGGGTCCGGGGCGTTTGTAGACATTTCGGGGAGCGCCCAATCAGTAGACACAACCACGGTAAAACGGCTATACGGGAAAGCGTACCCGTTGGATATCGATTACCCCAAAAACACGTATGGGAAAACCGACGGCGCCGAAATGACGGTAAACGTTATTTATACCGAAGTCACCAGTGAGGGGTACCAAGTCGCCCTAACGTCATTTGAAACCGCCGGCGGCGGATTGGTGGCTATTAAACTCACCCCCGGCGGTACCGTTGCCCAATCGGACACCTATACCACGGCAATCGGGCGAATTATTTCCATCGATTATCCCGGGTTCGATGGCTCCAAGGGCGATCCAATTATGTGTAGTTTTACGCTGGCCGTTGAAACCATCACACACGCGCTAACATAGGATTAAGCAATGCATTACAGATTACGTGATTTACCCCTCACTATGGGGGACATTATCGACATTGAGAATTTCAGCGATTCCAAAAAAATCCGGGATGTCGCGAACATGATTGACCGGTTTGTTATTTACGAACCGGGGCAAACTATCCGCGACATTCCCATTAATGACCTGGCATCAATCCTAGACGCGATTACGAACCGGGCGGGGTTGGGAGATTCCGAACTAAAAAAATCGGGGGGCGCGTAACGGCCCATTTGTGGGCGGGCGCGCCCGTACCCGTGGAATATTTACAACTGGTTTTGTGTCGTGACGTCTACCATTGCCCGCCGTCTATGCTCCCCGATTGGGTGACGATACGGCGGGCGTTGGCTATGATTGACGCGGAACAAAAAGTAAACAAACGGAAACGGGGGTAACATGGCAACAAATGTGGTAATCACGTTTGAGGGCGTTGACGATGTAAGCAAAACCGCTAGCAACGTTAATCAAAGTATTAATAGCGTCAACGAAACCGCAACCAGTACCGGGGGCGGGTTTAGCATATTGGGCGAAATCGCAACTGGGGCGCTGCGCTCAATCGGGGAATCGGCGATAAATGCGGTTTCGGGCGGGTTATCGATGATTGTGGGGAGCATTGCCGACGGGATAAAGGGCGCAGCCGAATGGGAAAGCGCACTAGCTCAAACGGAGGCCGTCATTAAATCCACCGGGGGCGCCGCGGGATTAACGGCGGGAGAATTTGCCGAATTGGCGGGTAAATTATCCGCCGAAAACGGAATGAGTAAATTTAGCGATGACGCTATTCTCGCGGGCCAAAATATCCTTGCCACGTTTACCAAAATTAAAGGGCCGGCGTTTACCGATGCAACCAAAACAATTTTGGATATGTCGACGGCGCTGGGAACGGATTTGGGCGGGACGGCAATGCAAGTAGGGAAAGCGTTAAATGATCCTATTGCGGGCGTTGGCGCCCTCTCGCGCGTTGGCGTGACATTCACGGAACAGCAAAAAGAACAAATTAAAGCGTTGGCGGATTCGGGCGATATGTTGGGCGCCCAACGGGTGATTTTGGCGGAACTTGCTACGGAATTCGGCGGTTCGGCTGCGGCGTCGGTAAACACGTTTTCCGGGCAAATGATTGTATTACAGGAACAAACCGGCGCCGCGTTTGAACAAATCGGGACGGCGTTACTGCCCGTACTGGTTCGGTTCGGCACATGGGCCGGGGAAACGCTGGTTCCTATTTTGGCGGATGTAGCGGCCTCATTCGGGAATTGGATTACCAACGTAAATTGGGACGCAATTTTTACCGCCCTCAATGACTTCTATAGCGTAGCGTACGATTTAATTATGGGGGTAAACTGGGCGGGATTTATCGGGCAAATTCAATCAATTGGCGCATCAATACAAACCGGATTAGCCGACGGGAGCGCGCGGGCGGCGCCATTCCTTGCCCGAATGAATGAGATTTTTACCCTCATTAGTACCCAATTGGAACCCATCGCCGCCGGGATGATCGCCGCATTTAATAACCCGGCCGTACAATCCGCCCTCAAATTAATCATCGATTACACCGGCGTGGTTTTGCAGGTATTAATGGAACTTGCAAACATTGTGATTCAATCGGTGATTGACCAAGTTAACGCGTTGGCGCCGATTTTTTCGTTTGTATTTGGGCTATTGGTAACCGTCGTAAATACCGTATTCCCAATCATTACGGCAATAATGAACGGGTTTTTACAACTGTTACGGGGTGATACCGTTGGGGCGTTGAATATCCTACAAACCACGTTTCAATCGGTATGGGATAAAATCAAGGGCGCTGTATCGGCGGTAATTGCCGCGGTAATGAAAGAGATTGGGACGCTGGTAACCAAGTTTACTCAAATTGGTATTGATATGGCAACCGGGATAGTAAACGGGATTAACGCCGCGGCCGGCAAAATCAAAGCGGCGGCGTTGGCGGCGGCCAAGGGCGGATGGGAGGCGATTAAAGAATTTTTCCGCATTTCGTCACCGTCGGTATTAATGGCGGAAACCATCGGGAAACCATTTTCCCAGGGAATCGCCGCCGGGATTGTATCGGGTATTCCGGACATTGCCGGGGCGTCCCGATTGGCGGGAGCGGTGGCGGGAACCCAGGCAACCACGAATAATTACTACCAGTTATCCGCAACATATAATAGCAACCAATCCGAATCATCGATTATGATGGACTTACGCGATATGCAACGATTGGCGGGGGCGTAATGGGAACCAGTACACCGTATGCAATTACAATAACCACCAATGGGAAAACGTACCAGTTAAACGGGACCGACCCCATTACGGGTTATCAGTTCAATTACCAAGGGGACGGGGGTTTTGGGTTGGCGCCCCTCCATCGCATTACCCAACGGGGAACATTCCAGCAAGGGGATTTTGATACCGATTTTCGATTAGACCCCCGTATAATGTCGCTTCCGTTGCTGGTAATGTCGTCTAATTTGTCAGATCACTATCAAAAACGGGATGCAATACTAAAAATATTCACCCCATCGAATACGCCGGCGTTGCTTACCGTTTCGGTTGGCGTCCCGCTGGGAGATGATTTTATCCGTACAATATCGGTGATGATTTTGGGCGGGTTAACGTTCGACCACGTCCCCGGCGCCGGGTACGATATAAAGTTTGTGGTTCAATTGCGGGCGGCGGATCCGACGTGGTACGACCCCAGCGGGATTACGGTTTCCACATCGTCGGCAATCGCCGGGACCCCAACCCCAATCCCTAGGATTTACCCGGTAACATATGGCGTTTCGGTTCTATCGGGTAATACAAAAATCACATACGCCGGATCATGGCAATCATACCCAATTATTACCGCAACGGGACCGATTACCGGGTTTACCATAACCAACGAATCCACGGGGGCCGTTATATCCGTGCCCGGCGTTATCCCAGCGGGGCGGACTTGGACGTTTAATCTATTGTACGGATACAAAACCGTTACCGATGATTTGGGCGTGAATCAGATAGCGGCCGTTACCGCGGCGTCCGATTTGGCAACGTTTGCGATCGTTCCGGCGCCGCAAGTGCTGGACGGTGTGAACATTCTCACAACTGTGGGAACCGGCACCAGCACCGCAAGCGCAACTAATTTGTTTTATTTCAATCGTTACGTAGGGATATAAGGGGGTAATCATGGCAAGTACTGAGCGATCATTAGGGTGGGCAACGGGCGTGGCGGGAACCGACGGGACAAGCGCATACGATACCGCCCGTATGATAGCAATGGAGCGGAATACACTGGGAACCGGTGTGTTATTAACTGGTTCGTATTTGGCCATGTCACTTACGTCGGCGTCATCAATACTATCAATTGCCGACGGCGCCGCAATCGTAAACGGATATTTTTACGAATCCAACGGCGCCGTAACTATTGCGGCGGCCGGGTTGGCGGTTGGAACGTACTATATTATTGTTGTTGCAAATACAACCGGCGGATCGCTTACCGTATCGGCAAACGGGGCGGGAACCACCACCATCACCACGGCAACCACCCGGGCGGCACTCGCAACATTAGCGCAATATAATTCAATCATTACGAGCGTTACCAGCGCCGGCGTTTTATTACTGGGAACGGTGTACCGTAATAGTTCGAATTTTGACGCCCTAGCGCCAAATATTTCCTCAATTGCAAAATCGCGTACCATTCCAAATACACAAATGGCCCAGATGGTTGTTGGCAGTATATCATTTTCCGTTTCAAATAGTACGTATCAAACATTAACCGGGGTTTCGGGAGCAACGGCAAACAGTACCGATGGTACCATGGTTGCAAGCAGTGGATCATCGATTACCGTCCCGGCGGGCACATATATTGTTACTGGTAAAGTGTTGTGGGATTCTAATACAACCGGAACCCGAGCGCTAACGATAATTGGCGATGATGCTATATGGTTTGGGGTTGCGTATGGGGCAAATAGCGCAAGCGCAATTGTCGCTATAGGTGGGTGGCAAGAATTTACCACGACAATTTACACTAGTACCAGCACGAGTATTAATTTGCAAGCATGGCAAAATAGCGGGGCAACGCGAACCATAACCGCCGCTTATTTTCGGGCAATTAAACAATAATGGCGCCGCAATATACCATTTTTATCCGAGATAGCGCCGGGGCAATTGTTGCCAATCTTACCGCAATGATTGGCGTCAAAATCTCGCGCGTTTTAAACGGTTTTGACATTGCCCAAACGGTGATAACGGGGAGCGACCCCAACGCCGGGTATATTGTATATGGGGCGCGGGTGGAAATTTACCGGCGGGACATTGCCGCCGGGGTCCCCAATAACCGGGAATTTGCTGGGGTGATTTACACCACCAAAACCACAATTAACGAAGTAACGACCATTTCGTTTGTTGCGGTTGGGTTTGAAGTGCTGTTACAGAATCGAATCATTGCGTTTTTCGCCGGCGTCACCAACCGCTCAGTATTCACCGCCCAACCGGCAGAAACCGCGATGAAAACGCTATTTAACTATAACGCTGGTTCGCTCGCAACCACGGCGAACGGGCGATTTTTAAACGGCGTAATCACGGGCGCAACCACGGCCGCAACCAGCGGGGCGGGGAATTCTATTTCTATTGCGGTTGCGGGGCAAAATCTGTTAACGGCAATGCAACGCATCCAAGAAATCGCCGGGGGAGATTTCGCCGTAATCTACACCGCCCCCGCGACTTATACGTTTACCTGGTACACCGGACAGCGGGGGACGAATCGAGCCGCAACCGTAATATTTAGTACCGCAACGGGAACCATTGGGGAATTGGTAATAGAGCAATCCCGGATTAACGATTTTAACGCCGTCATTGTTGCGGGCGCCGGGAATGAGTCCGCCCGGGCGATTGTTACCCGGCCGGCGTCCCTTCCAACGGATTTTGATTTACGGGAGCAATGGATAGACGCCCGCAACGGGCAAACCAGCACGGCAGCGCTTCAAAGTACGGGCAATTTGGAACTAGGAATAGCGACAAAAAACCGGGTAACCTATAGCGCCCAAATTCTCCAAACGCCGGCGGTTCGGTACGGCGTTGAATACTTTATCGGGGATTTAGTCAGTTTGTACACCGGCGCCGGGGTGGTAACGCAAAAAATCAACGGGGTACAAATCTCTATTGATAGTCAGGGACGGGAGCAAATACAAATTGAACTCATTTCTAACTAATCTCGCCGCTAACGGACGCCGAACCGATATTTTGGAGCGTATCGAAACGCCGGCGGCGGCGTTGACACTGACACGATCAGCCACGCTGGCAATTACCACCGCTGGCACAACCATCACGTGGCAAGTCGAAACCCGGAACCGCGGGTTTAATTGGAGCGGTACAACCATCACCATACCAACCGCGGGCTATTATGCGGTACAACTTGCAATCGGTACCAGTGGTTCCCAAACCATGGCATTTACCCGCATTGTCAATGGCGTGATCATCGGCGGATTTGTGGGAATATTTTCAGCAACGAATTACTTTAGCGGGCAAGCAACGGCGTACTACGCCGCCGGCGATGCGCTTCAAATCAGGCTCGTGCCCGGCGTAAACACGACGGTGACGCAGGTCGCAGAGTACGCCGCCACGGAGTCGCCTATTTTGCATATCGTGCAATTATCAGGGAGTGTGTAGTGATTATTAATCGAATTTACAACCCGGTAACCATCCGAATTTCTTATTATGATGATTTCGGCGTTGAGTACCCGCAACCTCCAGCGGGCGCCGAAATTGTAGACAAACCCTACACATACCCCGAGGCAATGGCCGAACTGCGATTAGAGCGGGACGCGCGTTTGAATTGGAGCGATTGGACCCAATTGCCGGACGTCCCGCTAACGGCTGACGTGGTCGCACAGTGGCGGGCGTACCGTCACGATTTGCGCAACGTCCCGGAACTGGTAGAATCGCTAGGTTGGGACGGGGCTGTTAATTGGCCAACGCCGCCCAAATAGGGGGAGGCCGCCTATAGAATGATTCACTACATCACAAATAACGGTACAAAACCCCCCAATTGGGGGGTTTTGTATTTGCCCCATATTGCCGGTTATTTGGCGATTTGCGGGGCGTTATCCCCCAACCCTATACAATGATACCCCCGGCGTTAAAATGCCTATTTATGAGATTTTTGCATATTTGCATATTTGCATAAATTGCCTATTGACACATTTATGTTATACGTATATACTGCAAATGGTTAGTTTAGTAGACGCAATTTAGAGGAGTACACCAGATGAAACCGTTCTCACTCACCCCCGCCCAAATCGTCGCAATAATCGACGAAATCAACGAACACATTACGGCGGTAACGCCGGCCACGGTGTGGGACGTTACCGCCACCGTGTTTGATTCCATCGCCCCCGGCGCATTTTGGGCGGACACTGAAAAGGAAATTACCCACGGCGAAATTACGGCAATTGTTGAGGGATGGATTAGCGACAACGCCGGGGTACCGATTATTTTGGATTCATCCATTGCCGCCGCCGTATCATCGATGATGAATAGCATAGAGCAATGCAACGAACCAGACGCCGCCCGCCGTACTGCTGACGTAGTATCAACAAAAATCATCGCATCCGGCGGGCGAGTATGGATCAACCCGATGCACTACGGCGTTGACCAAATCAGCGCAACCACCCCCGGCGCCCGGTACGGGAACCCCCATGGGTTCGAATACATCAAATGGCCGGCCGCACAGGTACGGGACATTGTTGAAATTGACGGAAAACCGTTCCGGGTTGCGGCTAATTATGTGAGTCCGGGCAAAAGTGGTGAATGGACGGTACAATTTTCATTTTTTGCCGTCATGCCCGTATAATCACAAAACCGCCGGGGCGCTGGTGACGGCGCCCCAATGGAGATTACCCCAGATGCTGATTAGAATTCAAATCGACCCCGCGCAATTTACCGAAATCATGGCAAAGCGGGGCGCCGTTCGCCAATTACTGATAAACGGAACCCGGGCGCCGGTAACGGGTAATTGCATTTTGGTTCGGTACGTGGGGCAAATTGCGCCGGGCGCATTGCACAGCGCCCCGCTAGCAATTGGTTATTACAGTTCACTGTTTGATGGGAAACGGGCGCAAATATTTCAGACATCATTATTGCAGATTGGGGAGTATTTCCGACACGGCGGGGATTGGTTCGAATGCGCTCATAACGAAACCATCACCGCCACGGAATACACCCCAGCGATTACGGAATTTGTAGGGATTTACGGCGATGTACGCCGATCCAATAGAGGGGAAACCGGATGAGCAAATTTTATATCACATTGCCCGGGGGCGTGGTAATCGAAATCTACGCTAAAGGACGGGGCGGGGCAATCACGGCGGCGATTAATCAGCATTACGGAATTGCCCCGATGAAGGTTATTTTTGTTAAGTACATCCCGGGTGGCGTGGTGTATGAGGTTCGACGCAACGGCAAACCGGCATTAGAAGTAACAGTTACACAGTAAGGAACAACCCAGATGAACAACCAACCAAACGCCCAAGTGATGGCCGCCCAAGGGAAACGGATCGACGGGTTCGGCGTATCGGCGTCATTAATCCGCAACCCCGAATTTCCCGAAATTTACGTGTTGAAAACCATTTACACATACGCCGGGGACACTATCCAGCGGTTCGAAATCGTCCCCACCGGGACACCACGGGACGGCGTGCAGGGGTTGGCGTTCGAACTGGTGCGGGAACGGATGACAGAGTACACCGCCGCCGATTGGGGTTATATTTTGGAGCGGTACCACGACGCCCAAGATACTAGCGCCGCAGATGTAATCTGGATTAATGATTTATTTAAACCCACCGGAATTCCCGCATTGTACGCCGTGTTTAAATCCGCAAATACCGATTTTTTCCGCTCCAACAATTGGCAAAACGTGTTAATTACGCATCAATGTATGATCATGGGGTATGATGCGCGGACAATTCCATATAGCGCGTTCCAATGGATGATTTACATCCTCACTGAACGGGGCAAAGAATTTTGGGGGATTTGATGGGGTACTGGGAGGGGATATACGACGGGGTGAGGTGGGATATAGAGTTTAAAAACGGACGTTTTTACGCCGAAATCTATTTCACCCCGTCGGTAATTAGCGTATGGCAATCACGACGGCAGGCCGCCGATTGGATAGTAAAACGAATTAAGGAGCGCACCAGATGACAGAGTTATTTGCCGATGATCGCAAATTGTTTACCGACACCGCCCAACAAATCGCCAATCTATGGGGCGAAATTGCCGAACTTGACAGCGAAATTGCCCCGCTCCAGGAACGCCGGGACGCCATCCGCGACGAAATCAAAGAACTGGTAACACTGGTGGGCGGTTCGGTTTCGGTTCCCGGGTTTGGTACCGCGCTTATGACAAAATCGGGGAAAAGCGCATCATACGACGCCCCAACGCTTGACGCGCTTACCAGTCAATTGTTACGGGATGGGGAAATTCACACCGCCCAAAAAATCGCCGACGCCCGGACGGAAAAGACCCGCGCCGGGTACATCATGCTCAAAAAGGATAAATAATAATGGATGAAAAACAGGAACAACTTACCCGAACGACGGTTTCGTTTAACCATGTCGAGAGTATGCTTTTATGGCAAATTGGGTATATGGAGATGCGAAAGCAGGGTATGAAACCGCTCACCCTCCCCCAGATCGTCCGCCAATGCGTAATGGACGCCGCCAAGTTCCGCGGATTAGACGTGATTAACCCGGAATTTTCTTTACCAGTGATTGGAAACGGCAATGAGTGATTTTTTCGACGATATCGCCGGGTTAGAGTTTGAAACCGAAACCCCAACGCGCCAACTCCCCCGGATTTGGTGGTTTAACGGCATCGATGCCAAAACCGTTCGAACCAATGGGGAATTTTATACCAAGTTGGGCGGGTGTGATTTGCCGTGGAATGAGTCCAACCGGTTCCCCGATGAATCCGGCTATTCGACCCCATCCCTACTGTGGGCGCCGATCTATTACCGGGAGCAGTGGTTTATGAGCGACGGCCAAGAAACCCGCTGGTTGGCACACTATGAAAAGGGCGCCCGCAAATACGCAGAGCAATTGGGATTTGCCGCCGGAATTGACGAACCCATTATTTTAGTTACTAAGGGAATGACGGCCCGGGCGATTTATGGCAAGGGCGGAATCATTGAGGAATACCATAAAACCATTGGGGCGTTCGCAATGACGTTAGCAAAAACCACGCTCCCCGGGTGGGCGTTTTATATCCCCATGACGGCGCCCACAGATAAAAAGGGCAACCCGGTATATACCGAAACGGGCAAGGGTTCGGTTGTTACCCTCCCCGTGATTAATCCCAAATTTGGCGCAACCCGGGACGATCTCAAAACCCTATACGTCGGTACGGAAATACTGCAATTGGGCGCCCAAATCCAAAAAGAATATAAAGGGTGGGCGGATGAGCGCCGGGGGAATGTTGCCCCCAGTGATGACGCGCCCCCGGCCCGCAACACTCCGCAATCACTAGACGAACCAATTCTACCGTTTTAACCCGTCGGGGTATAGCGTCCGGCGCTGGGATAATTCCCCGGCGCCGGATTTTTTAGGATTTTTATGGGAACCGCAACAAAAGTTATTGACGCGCTACGCGCTCAAGGGTTTATAGAGAAATCCCCGGGCGTATGGGTTGGCAATAGGCCATGGGACCCGAACGCCGATTCGGGAACGTTTGAAGTAAAAATTATTACCGAAGAAATGGGGACGGCTGTCGATAGAACCCGGGGAAGCGCCGGATATTCACTGTATCAATTGGCGGATAAGTTGGGGATAAGTGTGGATAAAGGGCAACCCGCAAACACCAAAATAACCCTCACCCATGACGAATACGCAATATCTCACGGCGTGACACTGGAAACAATGCGGCAATACGGTTGGGTGCCTATTGCGGGTAAACGGGCGGGGTTCAAATTTGTCACCCCGGCCGGCGATCGGTTCCGGTATATCGACGGATTAAACCCCCGGTATAGTCACGCGAAGGGTTATAAACCGTGTTGGTACTACCTAGACGCGGCCGTTAAGCGCGCAAAACACGACACGCTACCCATTCTGCTATGTAACGGGGAGATTAGCGTTATTGCGGCGTTATCCAAGGGCATCCCCGCCACGTGTATCACCAGCGGGGCGGAACGGGGAATACCAGAGTTATTACTAGAAACCCTCAAATCCAAGTGGAGCGGGCCGGTATGCGTTGCGCTGGATTGTGACGAAACCGGGCGCAACGCCGCCGAAAAATTGACAATGCAATTACGGAACGCGGGATTCACTACCACCAATTTAGATTTACAACTAGGGACGGGCGGGGACGTGGCGGACTGGTTGCGACTAAACCCCGATACCCCAACACTTATTTATAGCGTGCCGCCAATCGTACCGCCGCCCCCGATTGTCACCAAAACCACCACGGCTGCCGATTTGCAACGGGTGGAATTCCCGCCCCAGCGCTTCATAGTTGACGAACTCTTTATACCGGGGTGTTATTTGGTGGTAGGGAAACCCAAATCCCGGAAATCATTTTTAATGCTCCATATTGCGTTAATGGTAAGTAGGGGTCAAAAGGTGTTTGGGCAATTCGATTCCGAAAAAGCGGGGGCGCTATACCTCGACCTTGAGGGCAACGACAACGGCGTATATACCAGACTCAAAATGATGAGTTTGGTTAGCGATCATTGGCCAACGGATTTACATTTCGGATTTAGTGATGATTGGAATAAGCGGGGCCTTGATGCGGTCGCCATGCTCGACGTGTATTTGGAGGCGAACGCCGGGATTAAACTAGTAATCATCGATGTACTACAAAATTTTCGGGAACCAGTGGACGGCCGGGCGCTGGCATACGCCGAAGATTACAACGCAATTAAACCAATCCAACGATTAGCACACAAACACGGAATCGTTATCTGTATTATTCACCATACCCGAAAAGCGAAATCCGATGATCCGTTCGACGAGGTCAGTGGTACCACCGGACTCACCGGCGCCGTTGACGGCACCATCATCATCCGCCGGGATGAAACCGACGGAACCCGGACCATATTAGAAACCCGGTATAGGAATATGCCCGATCGGGACCCGGTGACGCTCCAATGGGATACCTATATGAATTGCCACAAAATCGACGATCCCACCCCGCTCCATTTGATTTTGGGATTTGAGCGCCGGCGGGTAATGGAGATTTTGGCCGCTGGGGATGAGATGACGGCAGCCGAAATTGCCCGGCAAACTGACAAAACCCCCAATAGCGTTACCAAGTTATTGGGGAGGTTGGAATCAGATGGATTGATTGGCAAGGTTGGACGGGGACGGTACCAGGCAATTGGGGAACGCATTAGCGCCCTTATACGCGCCGAAAATGAGGCAAGTAGGCAAATATACCCAAAAGAGAATAACGCCCCGCAAATCGCCACGTTGCCCCCAATACGGGGCGATGCACCCCAGATAGCGCCGGGGTTGTTTGGACGTCAGGGGTATTACTGGAAACCAATAACCGACGTTGCGTATTCCCAAATACCGATTGAATTCCGGGCGGCAATCTATGATTTAAAAAATTCCGATTTGCCCCCAGATGCGCTATTTAAGGAATTAACCCGGGTGGTTGCCCTGATTAATATCGGCGGCATATCACTTAAAATCCATGATTTGCTATATAAGGAGGGCGCGCAATGATCACGCCGCAGCATTGTCGGAAGTGTGGGAATAAGTACACCGGGCGCCGGGTACTCTGTATAGAGTGTATGGGGGATTGGATTAGCGGGTTTGATTGGCTATTGGAGCGTTCCAGTATTGCCACGGGTATCTATTGCGATTTGGTGGATTCACTGGACCCGGCGGAACTTTCCCGCTGGGATAACGTACAAACCGCGTATATGGAAATTGAACAAACCCCGCTTACGTCGCTCCGATCGGCGCGGGAACGGTTCGAACGTCGATTAGATGAAACCGTAAAGTTCGGCGGGATTATTGCCGCCCTCATCCAGTATTGGCGGATTCATTTGGCCGTATGTCGGGACGTCGATGATTATATTTTGCTGGGGTTAACGCTGGGGACGCCGGATATTTTGGCCCGTATCAAAAAATACAATCATCAATAGATTGATAAATCAATCCCAGTAAGGAAACGGGGGAGGGTATATATACCCTCCCCCCTCTCTCTCTCTCTCTCTCTCTATATATATATATGTGTGTGTATGTATGGCACATTGTTTTTTATAGTGGCAGATATTTTTTTGTTA